CCACGCAATCAAACCCGGAGACATCATCAACGGCGTGGCGGTTTTCGACCTCGCACGCAGAGGCTTCGGCATGACGTGGTATATCCCGATGGCTGATGGCGGCCGTATCACCGTTAGCAACCTCGACGAACTCATTACCGTTGACGCCTAATACCACCGAACAGGAGACACCATGACCCCTTCCACCTTCCTCGATGCCACAGCGCTCGCTATGGCTGACATGCAACAGCGCTTCCCAGGCTTGACCATCGACTTTGATAGCGTGATGGTTCACGCGCTGGACCGGCGAGCCCTCAATAGGCTCCACGTTGTCATCACGATTGATGGCGAGATATTTGGCGAGATGTTCTCAGGCGTGGAGGTTGAGACGATGCAAACAAGTCGCGCCACCACTCACACGAGTATCCACGAGATCGGAGATCACACCGTGAAATACAAAACTCAGATCTTCCGCAAAGACGAACCAATCACCATCACCACAACCACCCTCTGACCGGAGAACCCATGACCACCGACGAAGACAAACTCAACACATGGTGGGCTGCCCAAGTGCAAGCCGCCAGAACCACCAACGTCCATTGGGACGGGGATGTTGCCGCGCTGGTTGCCGCCATAGCCAAGGCTCAAGCCGCTATGCCTGCTGCCACCAAGACCGCAGATAACCCGCACTTCAAATCGAAGTATGCCGACCTTGGCTCTGTGCTTGAGTGCATCCTGCCAGCGCTGACCAACGAGGGATGCGCCTTGATGCAGTTCCCAGGCTGGGACCACGAGCGCGGATTGGTCACCATGACCACAGTAGTTGCTGGACATGGCGGCAGCGTCACCAGTACTGCTGCCTCCTCACTTGGGCGCGGGTCTGGACCTCAAGCGGTAGGCTCAGCCATCACGTACCTACGGCGATATGCCGCTCAGTCGATTCTCTCCCTGCCTGCCGCCGATGACGATGGCAACGAAGCGCAGCTCTCGGGTTCAATCCAACGCTCTACCCCGTTCGCTCCGGCGCCAGCCAGAACGCCATCAGCGCCCACCAATGGACCGGGATGCCCTGAGTGCGGCGGCGCCATGTGGGACAACCGCGAGTCCAGGTCTGGCAGACAGCCCGACTACAAGTGCAGGAAGGGGCGCGAGTGCAATGGCGCTATCTGGCTCACCGATGACGAGCGTGCGGCGTTCAAGGGACAGATGGACAATGTGGCCGACTTCAACCGGCCAGATCGTGATGACTACCAGGGAGGGCCATTCTAATGAATACCTTTGAACTGCTGACCGCTGCCGGGCACATCCTCGGAGACATCGAGGACGAGAACGGGGAGATCACCGAGGCCACCCTCGCCACCGTGAGTGAATGGATTGATGCCGCAGAAGACAAGCTGGGCAGAATCCGAGCTGTCATCACCCGCACCAAGAACGAGCAGGCTCTGCTCCGAGAGGAGGAGGTACGTTTGGCTGACCGGCGTAGGCGCCTGGATGCCGTGCTGCACCGGGTGACCGACCTTGCCACCTCACTGCTTCAGGCTCAAGAAGCCCTGGGCAATGAGCCCAAGGTCAAGACGGACACATACACCGTGTCGCTGTCTCGCAGTCAGAGCGTCCACGTTGACCACCTGGGCGCCGTGGCCAATGATTGGCTCATCCATCCAGAGCCCAAGGTGGACAAGGCAGGAGCCCGGAAGGCCATGCTTGCCGGTGAGGAGATCCGTGGCCTGTCCCTCAAGCCCTCCTACTCGCTGAGGTGGAAGTGATGCAGATGCCTGACGGATACGACGACTGGAAGCTGGCCAGCCCAGAAGATGACGCGCCCTACCTCATCGAGTGTGAGACGTGTGAACTGATGGTGCCAGAGGATGAGGCCATCCAGATCAACGATGGGGACTGGCACCCTCTGGTATGCAGGGAGTGTGCAGGATGACTCGATGCCCAAGCCAAGACTGGGATGACCATTGCACCTTCAATGATGGCGACGATACTAAGTGTTTCCATTGTTCCAAGGATCTCCCCGAAGGCGATCCAGATCCAGAGAACACTGGAGCCTCTCCCTGGTGGGATGGCTTCTGCTCAGAAGACTGTCGAACCGAAAGCAAGAAGGATGGACGATGAAAGCTCAACTCCGCCCCACTATCTGGCTCGACCGCGATGGGTCACCACTGGACGAGCTACGCGCTGGCGTTGAGCGCATGGTCAACCTGCACTGCGAGACACCACAGAAGCAGGTGGCCTTGTGCCGGGTCTTTGTCTGCCGCCAGCTACAGCGCATCCACAAGCACCCGATCCGCTTTCAGTTCCGGCGCGTGTTCCGAGAGAATACCCTGACCCAACTTGGTCTATGGCAGGCGGCCCACGTGCAGCTCACAGGGCGAATCTACGAGCCTGATGATGAGGCTATCGCTGAGCTTGCGGCGCTGTGTAGGGAGGCCATATCAAAATAGTTGTTGACTTACCCTGTGGGTATGATACAACGGAGTAGTAACCACCGAGGAAAACCACCATGGCAATGACGATGAGACTTCACGAAAGAGACTTGTTGGCAATCAGAGAGCAGGTCTATCAGGATTGGAACCACTCACTCAAGCAGAGCTACGAGCGCGGGCCGGTTGGGTGGGGTCCACAATATGAGACATACAGGAGTTGGTCCACAAGGTCACGGGATGGGCATTCACAGCCGTCTCCGTGGATTTTGGTTTCCATCACCAAGGCAATCGGTGACGATAGATACTATGCGATGACCACAGCGCAACTCGAAAAAGCGATCTTATGGTCAAACAACTACGTCAAGAATACTTTTCTCAAAATGAGAAGACTGGGTTTCTTGAATGAGTATCAAGAAGACTTTCTCGCTTGGGTTCTCAATGGCGGCTACGACGGCCAAGCCAACAAATAAACCACCAACCACCAAGGAGCCACCATGAACACCCACGATATGCTTAAGACCATCGCCCGCGAATATCGCGCCACCATCGAGGCGGACGGCGGGAGTGCCAATCTGGCAGGCCTGCGGGTCCGATGGACACCACGCACCCACGATGATGGCTACCGCCTCTTCACTCTCCACCGCGACGGGGAGATCGTCGCGACTGGTGACATCGAAGACTACGGCGCATTCTGCAACATCTGCCCCCAATCCTAAACCACTCAGGGCTGGGCATCCCTACTGCCCAAGGAGACCCCATGACCCAGCTCATTGACAGCGCCATAGCCGTCGCCTTCATCGCTGCCAGCCTCGTCTTCATGATGGGGCTGGAGAGCCTGACGATGTGGCTAGTGCGATAAAGGAATAGGGCGCCGGTTGGGGTAAGGACAAACCCCACGGCTCAGCAGGAAACCTGACCGGCGCCCAAACCTATCTGGCCTTGTTGATCACCAGATCAACCACGATGTCCACCAGCACCCCGAGCACTCGCGCCTCGAGATTCTCATTGATGCCGGGCAGGTTGATCTTGTCATTCAAGAACTCGATCACCCATTGGCGCTTCTTGTTCCCAGCCCCTGACTCAGGGAATAGCTCCTCAGCCATCTCGACTGCCTTGGCCGCGAGCTTGCCTATGCGGTGATGGCGGCGTCTCATTCGCTCGCGTCCGTGGCCGGTTCTTCTGCCTTGCTGGGCTCAGGTGCCTCCTCGGCGGCGTCTGCCTCAGCCTCCGCCTTAGCGGGTGCGGCTTCTTCTGCGGGCGCTTCTACGGCCTCCTCCGCGCTTGGCAGCTCAGGCTGGAACTGGCAGGTTCCAAAGATGGACGACACCACCACGGCACCTCCAACGAAACCGACCTTCAGTTTGTGCGCTTCTGCAAGCTCTTTGATTTTGCTCATGACATCTCCTCCTCTGTAATCAATGTGTAGGTAAATACCTCGGCCCCACTGGCCTCGCAGATGTCCATGGCCTCAGCCCAGTCTGACTTCCTGGAGAACACCTGACAGCCAGCCGACCAGCGGCCCACTATGGTCGAGTCCTCCCCGGCGTGATGGATGTTGATCCCGTACCAGCCCTCTGTGATTGAGTCGTGGTTCAAATCCAGTATGGTATCCCCATCATCGTCTCTGAAGCACTGCACAGTGCCTGCTCTCTGGCAGAGCGTGCGGTAGCCCACGCGCCCCTGGTGGTTGTCGAACTTGTACACCGGCCAGGAGCCAGGACACAGGATCGCAGTCCCACCGCTGGGGCCATGCTCCAGCCATGGAATGCCTGGGTCAGTGGTCGCCGGGTAGGTCCGATGGGACCACAACCCATCCTTCACCCAGGCGAGGTGGATATGGTCGTCAAACTTCCCTGCCTCTGTAGTAGCCGAGCGCACGCCTATTAGGTTGATTTGCCCGTCCATGTGCATCGGGTGGCCGAGGCGCTCACATGCCAGGACCACAGCCGGATACTTGGCCGAGGGCTTGTCATCGCTCATGGCCTCACGCCTGCCCAGGGCGGCGAGGGTGCGCGGGCCTACCACGCCATCAACCGCGAGCTTCTCCACGCCTTGGAACAGGCGAACGGCTGTCTGGGTGGCCGGGCCGAAGATACCGTCTGCCACCAGCGAGCCATAGCCCGCAGCGTTCAGCCGCTTCTGCAAGTCACGCACACCCGGACCACGGGCGCCGATGCGGATAATCATACATCCACCTTCTCGGAGATGTGGTCAAGCTTGCCGGAGATGTCGACCATTAGCCCGTCAATGCGGGCGTCGTACTTGGTGATCACTTCGTCGTATCGGTCGCGTATCTTGTCGAACCCTTCCTCGCGCTCCTTCTCGATGGTGGCCAGCGTTTCAAGCAGGCGATTGACGTACTCGTCAAGGCGCTTTGACTGCTCCCGATGGCTGAAGATCAAGAATCCCAGGAACAGTCCTGTAATTCCTAAATCGAGAAGGTGGGCTATGAACTCCGATTCCATCAGTCAGTCACACCGTGCGCCAGTTGCCTGACAGATGGCCGCGATGCTGCGCCCCTGGGCAGTGACATCATCACGAAGCGCACGCTGCTCAGTCATCACCGTCTCGATGCGCTCAAGCCCAACCGGGTGCCCGGCCTCGTCCTCGTGAATCTCGATCTTGGCGTGAGCATCTGAGGCGATGTCATGGGCTCCGAGCATCTGCGCGGCGATGCCACCAGCACCGAACAAAACAGCCGATGCCCACAGCCCAATCTTAACCAGCGTGTCTGCGTTCATGATTACCCCCATGACAGATCAGAAGGACCGGCGCCCGGCGATGTCCTGCACCAGCACGGACACCCATCCGTGCTTCTTTGGTGTTGAGAAGCCCATGCCTACCACCCCGCCGCAGGCGAAGCGCCGGTCAGGTAGTACAGCGTCGTGACGCTGTTGTCAGAACCAGAATCGCAGACTGACCGGTGAAACATCGATCCAGTAGGCGCGACATATGGTGCGCCTGGACCGCCCGCGATGTTGTCAATGGTCGCGGCAGGCGTGGCATTCTCCACGATGATGGACACGGCAGCGGCGCTTGGGTTTGCAGCGTTGCCCAGGATGGGATCCACTGTGGTTCCAGACCCAGCAGTGAGCGTGGCCTTCTGACGCAGGAGACGACCACGCAGCGGCACGCCCGTAATGGTCGCCTCCGTGGCTGCGCCTGCTTCCAGTTCGACGATTTGAACGACAAAGTCATTGCCTTTGCGGCTGACGGTTACGGTTGCGGAATAGGCCATGTTGGCTCCTTAGATTGTGTCTCTGATTGGGTCTTCGATGATGAGAAGTGAAAGGTTGATCTCGCCTTCCTGAATGCTCATGGTTTGGATAATGGAAAGCTGATTACTGAGGCGTATGCCGGTGTCTGAGATGGTGACGATATCGCCCGGCTGGAGCCAAGCAAGTTTGGTATCCACATTGTAGGACACCTCTCTGGGCTTTGTAGCCCGAGCGCGGGCCATCCATGAGACGACAACATCAGCCGTGGCCCGGTTGTAAAGAATTTTGGAATCAAACTCTACCGCTCTCTTGCCGTGTCGACCATGAGAGAAGCGAGCGTATGCGGTCGGCCAACCGGTCACTGATGGGTCAATGAATCCGGCGGCTATCCCATCATCTGACGCCTTGACGATGACGGCCCCATCAGTCAGGCCAGAGGCTGGCAGCTCTTCCGGCGCACCGTTGAGCGTTGTGTTGGACCTCGGCCTATCCTCTTGGAGGTCATGGGCAAAGTTCAATCTGATCTCGTTGGCGATGTCGATATCCTGATAGGTGACGCCGCTGGCCCGGTAGCAGTTGCCAGAGATGCTGCTGCCCTCCACGAGTTGATACACGGCATTCTCCGCCGTTGCATCTGTCTGCCATAGAATCGGATACAAGCCCTCTGATCCAGAGACACCTATTGAGATGGGCAGCAGTGGCATCACGTTGTCAACCAGCCACTCCCACGGGCTCACCCGCTCACCGATAAACCCGGCGACCTTATACGCCCCCACCTGTGAGGCTACTGCGTTGGTTCGTCCCTCATCGTATGTGATGGAGCTTTGCCGGAGCAGATAGCGCAACAGCTCGCCCGCGTCATTGAGGGCTTTGCCTGTCCGTGTCGGTAGCTGAGACGGGAACCCGCCGAGGGTGCCGTTCCACTTGATGTAATACTCGTGACCAAGCTCCGCCTTCACAGGGTGAGTGACCACATGGTAAACGATCACAGCCACTGCACAGATACGACCAAGACCGTCTGCCTCGTGTGTCACATCAAACACAGCCTCTGTTAGGTCGGTTTTATCAACTACTGTCACCGTGGTGGCTAAGACTCGATGCCCAGCGATCAATAGCTTCCCATCATTGATGGGTGGTGATGTGTTCTTCTGGACCAGATAGCCGGGAGTAGCTGGCACATCAATGTCCTTGCCGGTCGCGTCTTGCGTCTTCCCAGGCTTGCCAAACACAAACGGATAGACAGAGCCGAGCGCGTTATCGTCTGCGCTGGGCCACGTCTTAGTGCTGATAGTCGCACCAGGGTCTGGGAATAGGTTGTGATCGGTGAAGTCGTCTGACTCAATGGTGAAGCTTACTGGGTCTTCTTCCTCTGCATACTCAATGCCGGTGAGGCCACCGCGCAACATGACCACCCGATCCTCAAGGGCGGTGCCACGAACCCAAAGCGATAGCTCTGCTTCAGCGCTGGAGAGGTGATGACCACTCTGGGCAAGGCTGGCGATTGACACAGGAAATATCAACTCGACGCCAAGCGTCGGAACTGATGCATCTGTGTTGAACAGTTCAAAGCTGGTGCCATACTCGATCTCGTCCATGGTGCCGATGTAGCGGTGCGACACGCTGTCAGCGTCTACCACCGAGACGTTCTCTGTTGAGAAACGAAACACGCGACCATTCAGATCCACCTGAAGAATCCAGAGGATGTCAGCCGTCTGAAGCGATGCCGGGCTTAGAATCCGGGCGATGTTTGCCAGGACTGCCATCAAATCTCTTCCTCAATGGTCAGGGCTCCGATGGTCATCAGCTCGCCCGCGTCCGGGTCGTCTTCCTCACCCAGCACCGTATCAAGCTCTACGTTTCCGAGGACGCGGCCATATAGGAACCTGTCCCGGCTCGTGGTCTGGTATACGCCGTTTGCAATGTCTGAGCCCGGCCCATACCCAGGCGCATCATCTGCGAAGGTCACGTTGGTCGCTGTGAGGTTCTTGGGGTTTGAGCCGGAGTCCGTCAGCGTTGGCAGCGTGTCACCGTCGCCCATCTTCCAATGATGCAGCGGCGTGTTACCGTTGAGGTTGGCGCTTGCGCTGCCTGGGGTTCCGTGGTTGAACACGCGCCGAACCTCGGACACATCAAGAGCCTTGCCCCAGATGGTCATGTCGTCCAGGTTCGCCAAGAGGCCACCAGACGAACCGCCGACACGGAACACAGTGCCGCTCTGAATGGTGGAGGCTATCGTGGTGCCGTTCTGGGTGTGAGACTGCGCGATGCCGTCAACGTAGATGGCCAGACCATTCACCGAGGAGAGCCCGTCATACGAGCACACTACGTGGTGCCAAGCGTCATCGTCGAACGTGTCAATGTTTGTGTTGATTCGGATCTCGTTGGTCGAGTCATCCTCGATTCTCCAAGACACCTCTGCCGGGTCTGCCCCATAGAAGGAGAGGCTGTATCCGGTCGCGGTGGTTGATACCTGCTTGTCGATGATGCGATGCCAGATGGTGCTTACCGTCGTGCGCCGAAACCAGAACGAGATCGAGAAGGCGTCGGTTCGCTCAAAGTTCGCACAGGTCGCATCTGCTGATGCGGCATGGGCCGAGCCGTTAAAGGCGGCGCTCTTTGATGATGAAGAGGTAGGCTCAAACCTGGGTACGTTTGCGAGATACACCACAGGCACCGCCGAGCCGTCAACGCCCTCGACGATGCCGCGCATCGTGGCGGGCGTATTGCCCTTAGAGGCGACGACAGCCGCGCCGGTATCGCCTGACACCTTGTAGTAGTCTGGGAAGGGATACAGCCCCGATATGGGCGACACGTCCACAGGCTCAGACCAACCGAACGCCACGCTCCTCCGAGATGGGCCAAGCACCCGCGCTGCCCTGGTGCCGTCTCGCGTTGTGGTGAGCTGCGTGTTGGTGGTGGTCGCAAGGTTCCGCGCCCAGGAGTAGTCATGCGCCAGGAGGTGCGCCTGCCCAATCACCACAGAGCCAATCTTGAAATACCCGTCTGGCGTGGTCTGCGCGTCAATAACAAGCTTGAGCTTCGTGTATTTGTTCGCCACGCCAGAAGCGACACCCAGCAAGCGCGGTGCCCAGATATTGCACAGCCCATTAGCAGGCTCTGTGCCGTCTGCTCCACCGATACGCAGAGACGGAAGTTGGACCGTGTCTTGGGTGCGCCAGATGCCTGCCGCGTTGTCTGTGATGGTGCGGAACTTGGAGGAGCCCAGGTCAACCACGCCATCGCGCATCTCGTTTTCATGGATGTACCGCGTACCGCTGGCGGCCTCTCCGTCTGTCTTGACGGTGATGGTGTCGTCCACCCGGTTGTAGGGAAGCTCCAAGAACTCAGCCGCAGCATCGAGGCTCATCAATGTTGCCCAGGTAGAGCCTGACTCGTTCCAGCCTGACAGCGTAGCGGTGCGCCAGTTGATACCCTCAAGCAGAATGCCCAGGGTGTCATAGGCAATCAGGGACTCCAGATCCCATACCAGGGTGTGCGCCGTGAGTGCAGTAGAGCGCCACTCTGTGCGCGGGCTTGGAAAGCTCAGCGGGTACACATGGTCAAGCGGATATGTGTATCGAGTATCCACGTTCCAAGAGTCATCGCGCCACGCTGGCCCGTCGACGGCTGCTAACTTCAAGCCATCATTGATCCACATTGGAGAGGCCCGGAATGGCTTGGGCAGGAGGTCGGTAGGGTTTGTCTGCCCGGCGGCAAGTTGATCTCCTGTGTTTCCAACAATGGAGCCGCAGAAGTTTACGCTATACCAGTGTGAATCAGAGGAGACGCTTGCTGTTGCTCCGTCAATGGCCCCAAAGTTGACGATGCCGTCAATAGCCGATCCGGTGTTTGTCATCGTTTGATTCGTCAGTACAGGCACCCAAACCCGGTCATCTGTCTGCGTCGTGTGATTGATGATCCGATACCATGCCGACGCCTTGCCAGTGCCCGCCGTTGTCTCACGCATGGCAAACAGAATCTGAACCCCATTTGTTGTATCAATGCCGGTCGTGGTCGCAAGGGTCGAACCGGCCTCGATGTCTTGCCACAGAATCTTGCTCTCGCCCAAAGCGGCCCGGAGTTTGTAGCCTCTCGCCGTCGAACCATCCCCCACATGGAGATCCAGTATGACGGTGGTATCTGTTGCCGGGTCTGGCGCATCAACTACCTTGAGGTCGGCCAGAACGATAGCGCCGCTGTCCAGGTTCATGGTGCTGAAGGTTTCGCGGTAGTAGGCATCATCGGCACCACTTGGCCCGCTTTGGATGCGAAGGTATCCGTGGCTCAGTGTTGCCGCTCCGGCACCAGCCACAAAGCTCACCCATCCCACGTTGGCAGGGTCTTCGATTGGATACCAGTTGCGATCCCAACCCACCCGCCGAGTCTCACGCGAGAATGCTGATACACGGGGCATCGTGACCGTTGAGTAGCCGCCCAGGTAGATCACGTCTAATGATGTCTTATAGAGGCTCGCCGGGCTGTGTGCGGCCTCTCTGTTGCAGACCATCAATGAGCGCCCGCCTTGTGCGACACAGGCAAAGTCTCGCGGGTACGTGTCATCGTCGAACAGTGTTACCAAGTTTCCCGCATCAGCAGCGCCACCACTTGGCGAGAGATTGTAGCCGCACGCGGCCCACGTTTGCCCATGGTCGCGAGATACCGACATCACAACCGGGCGCCCAGCGTTAGCCGTGATCTGGCTCAGACCATACAGTGCGCCATCGTCATCAACCCAGAGCGCCACGTTGCCAATCACGAGCCTATTCGGATTGCCGCCCGTCGTGGTCATCTCAGTCTCGACACCTGGAACCATCCGCTTGGCGGCGTCATACCGAAACGGAATAAACGCCGAACCGCTGCGCCTGACCACGCTCTGGTTTGTCGTTGCGTCCAGATAGGCCAGTATCAGAAACCCGCCCGACACCTCAAGGTCTGGGCTGGCACCGGGCACAGCGCCGGAAGCCACATCGATAGGCCACAGATCAACAAGCGAAAAAGAAAAGCCATAATCATCAGATGCGTATTGCCACAACTCGTCTGCATATGTGCCCGTCCCGAGCGCTCCATTTACGTATCCACTTATCACCAAGGAGATTTGCCCGTTCAGCAACTTGGCGCGGCAGCGGTTGAGCGTATACCCAGCATTGCTATTCGTTGTGGGGATACCGTCTGGCAGCAGGTTCTCACCACCAAGCGACCATGTGGCGCCCTCATCGTCTGAGTACCAGAAGTCCACCTGGGCGCTCACATCAAGTGCGCTCTTGCGGTAGAGGGCAAAGCACAGCAGGCGACCACTGGGTAGCTCTACCAGGGTCGGGTGATATGCGACATCCACCCCAACCACCCCGGAGAGGTTGGTGCGCTCTGTCACTTTTACTGCTGTATCCCAGGCATAATCAGCCGGGTCGAGCACCTGCGTGTAGAGCTGCCGATCTGCTGATACAGCGGCGGCAGCGTATGAGATGTTGCAGGCGACTACCACCTTTCCATTTGATAGCGTGATGGCGTGAGGATTGATGGCGCCCTGTGGCACAATCGCGCTGACAGATGTGGACGTGGCCCCAACCAGATTCTGCCAGGATGAGATAGCTGTTGGGAAGTCACAGCCACGATAGAGTGTCGCCGCGTCGGTGCTGTTCTTCCAGACGAATCCGGCCTGACCCACGATAGGAAACCCGCCACGGTTTGCCTTTACATTGAGCGCACCGGCAGCAGCCTGGGTTCCGCTCGACTGCAACACCAAGTCTGTATTGCGTTGGGCTTCTGGCACGCCGGGCAGGTTGCCAGCCTCGGAGTATGTGCTGTTGGCTTTGTCAATGGTGGCCGACTTCACACGCGCATCTGGCACGAGCAAACCGCGAAAGGATGATTTGATAATCTCAGCCACTCCTGTACGCCCTCCCGCGGGTCATTCCGCCCACTGCTATCGCCGCACGAAGAAACGACTTCGGGCGCTTCAAATCTGCCGCTATGAACTTGTCGAACTGCTTGTGCCCGAGCGTCACCTGGACCATCACAGGCCTGCTCTCAAGCGCTCCTACAATCTGCCCAGCAAGATCGCCTGTGTTGGCGGCTATCTGGCCGAGTTGCCCGCTGATGTCGCCGTTGTTGAGCGCATCAATACCAGCCTTGCCACCAAGACCGGCGGTGGTGCCTGCCGTCAAGACACCCTCTCCACCGTGAGCAGTGATGGGCACAGCGCCTGAGCCGGGCACCATTCCACCAGTCGCAAACGATGGCGCGGGCGTGGAGGCAATAGCGCCCACCTGTACGCCCGTGGCAACGATAGCGGCAGCAGCCAGCGGCACACCAGCAGGAAAGCCATAGGTTGCCATGGTCTTGGCTGCGGAGGCGTACCCGTCAATCAGAGCCTGGGCTACCGATGCGGCTTGCGTGATTCCGAACTGCATCATCGCTTGGTCTTTTTGCTGGTCGGTCATCTGGTCGCCATGGGCCATCAGGGCATTCATGCGGGCTGATGATATGTCGATAAGGGCGGTGCTCATCTCTGAGCCATAGGAGATGGCAAGGTCACGGCTGGCCTGCCAGCTACCCTGCTTGGCTGACTGGATGTCTTCCTCTGCCTTGATGGCGTCGGCCTTCATCTTCTCGCGATGCTCTAGATTGGCCTGCTCCATCTCCTCATAGGCGACCAATTCCTCTTCTTTGAATCGGTCGCGGATCGCCTTCTTGTCTTCCTCAAATCGTTGTTCTGCAAACTTCGCGCTGTCTTGGTACATCTGCACGGTGGATTGAAGTTCAGCGATCCGGGCTATATCCGCTGCGAGGCCCCGATCTTTGAGCTGGGCGATCTCTTCCTGGCCTGCCTCGACTATCGCCGCAGACGCTGCTTGCTCCGATTGAAGCATCTGCCTGCGTTCTTCCACCATTGCCGCTGCGGCCTTTCGCACCTTATCGACCGCATCACCCTCTTCTTGCTCGATGTGCATCAGGTCGCGGGTTGCCTTCCACGCCCCCCTCAGTGCTTCCACCTCGGCGTCTATGGTGCTGACGATTTCCTTGGACTCCTTGTCTCCTTCTTTCTTGCCTTTTGTTAGTTCGCGGGTTTGCTCGTTGGCTTCAATCATCGCGCCAGTCAATTCGTCGTACTTGGTGATTTCCGACTCGAGCGATTCCACCAGTTGGCGGGCATTATTTAGGCGATCCAGATCTGGCTTGATGGCCTTTTCCCTGAGCTTGGTGTCCTTGTGCTGCATGCTGGCAACTGAGCGTGATAGCTTGAATCGATCTTCTGCCAGCTTGAGATCATCCCGTGCCGTCTGGAGTTTCTCCTGCGCCGCTTGCTTCTCCGGCGCGAACAACGCAAGCGCGTCCTTCCTGGCAATGATGTTCGCCATCTCGGTCTTGGTCATCTTGCCCTGGGCGACCAAGAGCCCCATTGTTGCTATCTTGACCTTGGCGAACTTCGGCAGCAGGCTTGTAAGCCTTGCCTCTTGCGCCTCAATCTTCTCATTGGCGTCTTTGAGTTCTTTACTCAACAGGAAGTAAGCGCCACCCATCGCGGCCACGGTGGCAGTCACAGCCAGCACTGCCGGATTCAGCACTGCCGACAACGCGCCGCCCTGGAGCTTGGTCATTCTGACGGCACCCTCGGCAGCGCCAGCCATGTCGCCCAGTCCACGCGCCGCCGTACCCAGGCGCGGATCTATGAAGTCAAGCGCGGCACCCAGCGCGGCAGCACTGGAGGACATCTCACCGAACTCATCCTTCGTGTTCTCGGCTGAGTCTGACAGCTTAGCCATGCGGCGCGAGTTGCTGACCATCTTGGTGCCAGCCTTGTCGACACCCTTGCCAGCCTTGGCCGCGCTCCCGCCTACATCTCCCAGGGCTTTGGCGGCGCGGGCTGATGCGTTCTCAAGATCGGAGGAGTCACCCGCAATCTTGATCTTGATTTCGCCGCCGTCTCTTGCCATTTCATTACCCGTGTTTCTTTAGGTAGTTTTCTCGCCGTCTGTCCATCTCTCGCGTCTTGGCTTTCTTCGCTTCCCGCTTTGCTTTTTCAGGTGTCTCATACGTCAAATGCAAGTCAGCGAGGAGGCGGGCCTGTATCTGCTTCGGCTGTGTCGAGAACCATCCAGGCTCCCTATTCCACCGACGCTCCACAGCCAGGATGTCACGGTCTATCCCTCCGCGCTGACCACGGAAAAATCCTTAGCCGCCTCGACCTCTCCCGCAGACGGTAGGCATCCATAAACCTGGGTGATAATGCTGTTGCCGTGATCGTAAATGGGACCAAGATCCACCTTCTGGTTTGCGAGCCAGTGCATCACGACTCCGCCATATGCGACCGGATCACCCTCCGACAGGTCATACTCAGGCGGGCGCCTGCCCTCGTTGGTGCTGGCCCAACAAATCCCCAATGCGGCACAGCACAACCGCGCCAGCTTTGAGTGTTTGCCTCTGACATTGCCATACACATTCACAAGGTCATAGACCGCAGCGAATGAGCGCGGTGGCTCAAGTTGAATCTGCCCCAGGGGCGGAAGGTTGATCGGTTCCATGTCCATGTTTGCTCCTGCTGAAAGCGAAACGGTTTATGCGCTGATGCCGCCGTAGGTGATGCCGCCATAGACTTCACCGGTCACATTGATCACGTTCGGATCTCCTTCGGAGAAGTCCCACTTCATCAAAACGCGAGTGAAGGACGCCGTCGAATCGGCCTGATCGCCGTGGTTAGTTCCCTCAATTGTGACGCGAACATCAAGCATGTAGGGCTCAAAGCCGGTGCCGCCTGTGGAGGTCCAGCCCTTCTCATTGTCGAGCACGCCGCACAGGTTGTCGACGGTGCTGTTTGTGAACTCGCGCATGTGGACGGAGAAGCTCAACGAGCCTACCGGGTCGTCCGTCTTGCGAAGCCCAACGATAGAGCCACGGTCGCGGATCACAACCGTCTCGGCTTGCTCCGCTCCGTTGTCAAAGGTAAAGTTGCCATCTTCATAATCGACGACAAGTGTGTTGCTTGCCCCCGAGTCGTAGATGCTGATGGTTCCGTCCCTTCGGACTTTGACGACATTTGTGATTGCCATGATGACTCCTTATCGTGTGATTTCTACGAAGACTGCTTCAGAACTGATGTTCTGTCTGAGGGTTTTACGGGTGCCATTGTTGGCGAGAGCTTCAAGCGCGGCCTCTGCCATACGCTCACGAAGAAGGGGCAGGCTATCCAGCACACCAGCCAAGACCTCATGCCAAGCGGGCGTGCCCTTCTTGCCTACACGATGGATATAGCCCGTGTACATGTCGCCGCTATGTGGGTCGCGGGCTTTGTTCTCAAGCACCAAGAGCTGTCCATCACCCGTGCCGGTGACAACGCCTTCCCAGCCATCGCGTGAGGTTCCCTTGCGCCCGTAGTATTTGCGGGCTGGGCTGTACTGCGTGCCGTACATCCAGCCGTGCCACTTGCCTCTGGCCATCTGGTTGAGGTCGTCGGCGTGCTTCTTCAAAACCAACCGCTCCTCTTCAAAGAAGTCTTGGCCAAGCTCCAGGCTGATACCGTCAAGCGTGATCTCTACGTTGGAGCCCATCAGATCGCCAGCCATTGTGAGTAGATGTCGTCAAAGGTCTGCACCGCCTGCACAAGTCCCATCTTCGGCTTCTTGGCAAGCTCCGCTTCGGTGCGGATTATCTCACGCGCCATATCGGCATACAGCCGGTCCCCGTACTTGTCCCAGGCTTCAGGGACCACTTCCTCATAGACGGCGGGCGTGAGCCATCTACCGTGCCTTCCAGGGGCTTTGGGACTGCCTCTGTAGTGCACGAATGAGGCGTACCACATACGGTTGGTGAGGTTGATGGCGTAGTTGCCTTCGACCGTATCGAGACGCCAGGACCAAGCAGCGCTGCTGGTGCCTGTGTCAACCGGCCACTGCTCGCGAACATACGAGACAATGTCTCGGGCGTATCGCTCAAGGATCTTCTCTTCCCTGGGCGCGAGGCGGCGCGAGGTTTTATGTTTCAGCTTGACCATGCCCTCAAGGCGTTGCAGCTTGATGCGATAGTTGATGGCTGACATCAGACAACCAGCGTCAGTTGGTAGGTGACCAAGAAGTTGAACGTGGTAACCAGGAAGGCACCGTTGCCCTCATAGGCCAGCGTGCTGGGGCCGAACTCAATAGCGCCCTCGGTGGTCAGGCTCGTCGCATTGGCGGCCAGATATTTCATTGCAGTATGCGTGTCCGTGAGCGCGGACGTGGGAGCGTCCTGCCCGTCTCCAGGCTTGACCCTGTGGCCAAGCTCGATGCGGAAGGTCTGAACAACGCGAACACCTGCCACCGTAGGCTGTGACCTGCCGGGCGAAGGAGACGGCGCCACCGACATGGGCGTAACCGCGAACGATTGGTTGATCCGCTGGTTGCTCTCATTGCGAACCCCCAACGGGCTCAGGCTCTTGGTAAGCCCAGCCGCCACGAGGCGAGCCATTACGGCAGCGTGTGCGGTTGCGGGTGTCATTAGCTGCCGTCAAACCAACGCCGACGCGGGCCACTGGACAGCATGATCACCGCGCTCGCTGGCTTGTTGTCGCCGGAGATGGTGTTGTCTTCCTGACCATCCACCCGTGAACGCATCTGGGTGTATTCCCGCTCGTAGTCTTCCGCGTACATGGTTGACAGCTCAGAGTATCGGTCATCAGGATCGAGCAGCGTTGAGTAGTCCCTGAACAGGATCTCAAACGTCCTAGCGAACAGAACCGCCCTGGTGGCCGAGGCTGTACGCCAACGCCAGAAGGCCACTCCATCTGAGTACATCCGGTTTAGGATGTCGTGCCACGCCTGGAAGATGTACTGCTGGAGCCCGGTTGTGATGCCGGACTTGAGCAGGTTAGCGCACTCGCTGTGCCTCTCCACTAAGTCAGTCTGACCGATGGGCGGGCGCAAGGGTGCGACCACCAGCGCTGCGTCTGTGTAGAACGTCTCGGTGGCTCCACTGATGACGATATCGAACTGGCAGATCCATCGATCTCCCAAGCTCTCATCAGCAGTGGTTGCCGCCAAGATGGTCGCAGATGTGAACGTACCCGCGCCTACCGAGCCCGCCACCGCGTCCACCAGCTTATCCCCAGATGGCCGATAGACCGTCAGGGTGCCAGAGGTGAGCGTGGCCGCCGCCCCATCCTTCTCGATATCCAGCGTCAAGACGTTGTCTTTGTTCTGTTCGATCAGGATAGGGCCAGCGATCCGGGCTTGGTAGAGGGTGGCGCTCACGGTCTGCCTCAGATGGTGATTGTGAACATGGCAAACAGCGACCAACCCGTCCCAGCAGCGGCAGCATCATCGACCGCGAAGACCAATGCAGCTTTGTTCTGAGCGATTGTGCAAACAGTCGTCAATCCGTCCGGTTGCAGCACCGTCAAGGCATGGGCTGTTGCGGTCTTGTTGGAGATCCAGAAGAACGCACCCGCCTTTGCGCCTGCGACGGGTAGCGTGATCTCTCGACCGGCGCCATCAGCGTTGAGCACCTGAAATTGCGAGTCCCGATAGGTCAGCGTCTTGTGACCTGCCAGAGTCTCTTCGTTGAACCCACCCGGCATGCGGATGGGGCGTGGGATTTTGAAGGGGTTCTTCCCGGTGAACTGGTCAGCCATTTCAACCTCTTGTTGTTTTGGGGGTTAGCGTTTCTTGGATTCCTCTCTGCGGTCTTTGCGAATGGCACACTCTCGCGCCTTCTTAGCTGCGTCACTGTGCCCCATGCCATTGTTGACAAGCTGGCCTGTCATGCGCTCGATCCCCTCACGCCTCCCGGCCTTCTCACCGGATGACTCTGGGCGGTTCCAGGTTTCGCGCTTGCTCACTTGGCGGCCTTCTTGGGCGCGGCCTTCTTCTTGGCGGGTGCCTTCTTTGCCGGGGCCTTATGGCCCAGCACTGAGGCAGCCTCGGCGGCAATCTCGGCGGCTACCTTCTTGGCTTCTTTCGATGCCTGCTTGGTGTCGCCGGGTTGCTGCTCCAAGAGCTGCGCCTGCCGAAGCATGGCGAGGGCTCGCTTGAGAATGGGCATAGCCTCTGTCATCTTTGAGTCGCGTGCCATCAGTCCTCCATCACAAAGGTGTCAACGTTCCCTTTCGGGGTGGCCTTGGCCATCTGTCTGATCTCATTCTGGAACGTCTCGTCCATCGCCTCAAGCCGGGCCTCAGCCGCCCTGGCTCGCTTCAGGAGGTGGGGGTTGCGCTCCGCTCTACCGTGGAGGCTGTTAGCCCGCCTGTCCTCAAGCATACGCACCTGAACGAAGACCTCTTCGTGCATGGGCTCGATGATGCCGGAGTCACGAATGGCAGCCCTGAACTTGCGGAAGGCATGCGCGGATTCTTTCTTGTTCCACAAGACCGTCCCATTGGGTAGCACCGTGGCCTCGTCTGCGAAGTCGCAGTAATGCTTAAGCCCTGCGTCGGTTTCGTAGAACCTGACATAGTCCTGGTACTCACCCAGGCGCCCATCCTTGGGGTCGATGAACGTGCCGCCCTGCTCTGAGAGCCAGCCCAGTACCCGGTTGAGCTTGCCGTCAGTTCCGACGCCATTCACGCCGGGCTTGGCGATAATCTTGGAGAGGCGAGGCACAAAGCCAAACTCGTCGTCGTACTCCCAGTTGGTGGGATAGTGCGCGTAGACAAACCGAGGCTGGCAAACGAACCGACCGTTAGACGGTAGGCCGCGCCGAGAGGTGACAACCTCCTGCTCGATTTGGGGGGTGCTGAGTCTGATGCTCTTCTGGGTGCCTGACATGTGGTGCTCTCCTGCTGAGGAAGTGAAGGGTGGGACCGGACAGACCACCTCTGCCCGGCCCCGAGTGACCCCGAAGGGTCAGCGTGCGCTACGCATCGGTCGAAATCTCGACGGCCCGGCTCTGTTCACAGAGGGCGACACTGGGGTAATAGTGCGCCATAGCCTGAGTCTCCGCTACCGAGGCATCACGGGTCAGCTCAATGAGAAGCTCACCAGCATTCATCAGCACGCGGTCTGCGGGGATGTGTCCCTGCAACAGCGCGACAGGCGCCTCGGAGTATGCGAAGGCTCCATCTGCAAACATACAACCGAGACGGTTGCCACCCGAGGAGGACACCTGATCAGACTGCCAGAAGTTGACCCCGTTCCAAGAACCTTGGAAACCCGGACCCTTTGAGGCAAGCTGCTCAACGGTCGCCGGGTTGAACTGCATGGCGCCCGTTTCACCGCGCAGCGAAGACCGAAAGTCATTCATCTGCACCGGGTGAAGCACGGCTGTGTAGGGGCCTTGTGCCGCCGCGCTGTTCAAAGTGAAGGAGGCGTCAAAAATATCATCCACGGAAAGGTCCACGCCAGAGGTGCCAACCTGGGCGCTAACGCTGGGAAACAGCGCCGCAATCAGGTTGCTAATGGTGATGGACATACCATTGGCCAAGTTGCCCGCGAGCACTTGCAAGTCCACAGGAGAACCAGCCACGGAAACAAGATCGGTGATCTCGTAGGCGCGACCATAGCGAGCCGCCGTGAGCGTATATTCTGAAGTGGTGAAAGCTGAGTTGGCGATAGCAACCGTCTCCGCTGCGGTGGCGTATGCTGCCGGTGCGGGGAGAGAGGTCACGGCCATCGTGGTCGAGCCACCAGCAGTCCAGGGGACGCGGGTGCAGACAGCACGGAGGTCGGTGGGGTCGTAGATTTGCTCATGGACGAGAGCAGCGAGAATTTCGGCAACGAGCCCACCGTTGGAAGTTAGGTCGCCGGTGACAATTTCATTAGCCATTTTGACTCCTTGCCTGCACGCAAGGCAGGCGGATCACGTATCGTTGATTGAGATCCACCTACGACTCTATCGGGGCCGGTCCCGTGGCAGATGTTCTATCTGTACCGCGTTGGGTCACGCGCTGTCAAGACTACTTGATAACGCCCTGTGCTCTGAGCGCGGCCATGATGTTGTCTTTCTGGTCGCCCAGGGAACCGCCGTTCTTGGCTCGCACCTTGCGAATCTCCTCGGCCCCGTATTCCTTGGAGTGATGAACAGGAGGCGTACCCGTGCCTCGCTCAGGGTTGCCGTTGAGCGTTTCACGCACAGCCGCCAGGAGGGCTTCTGTTGGGTCTTGGGTCTGCTCAGGCGCGATAGGGGTCTCGACGGGCGCACCCTGGCTTAGACGGTCAAAGTGGGGCGAGTAAAGGGGATCCTCGCGGTTAGACTCCAGCCACTCCGCAAAGTTAGCAGCGTTCTCGCCTGCCTCGCTGGCCGCGCTGGCGTACTCGCGCCGCAAGAAGCGCCGGATTGATGGAGCCTTGAAGCCCATCTCTACCAAGTGCAGCTCTTGGGTGTGCGTGCTCTGGAGGTTGGATAGCTCAGAGGTCACGGCCTCAAGTTGTCCCTTCATCTTCTCCATGGCCTTCTGGGCTGCTGCTGCCTGAGAGAGCGCATCATCACGCCGGGCACGCTCCTCGGTCAGTCGGTGGCTGGGGACTTGCGCCTCCATCTTGGTGTTGCCCATGGGTGCGCTTGCTCCGTTGGTGGTGTGCGGGGTGGCTGGTGCCTGCTGTTGGTCGTCCATGGTTAGGCCTCGATGTCTGGTGTTTGGGTCATGGTGTCCTCTGTGGCCATCAGTTGCGCCTGGATGGCATCCGCCCGCAGCAGACGCTCAAGCGCATCCTCGTCCGACTCGATAGCCGGGTTGAGCATGCGGATGGCATCGAGCCTGCTGATGAGTCCCATCTCAAGTTCTGCCTTGATGGCCTCGGTCATCTCTTTACGCTCTGAGGCCATGGGCTCCAGGGAGCGATAGGCGATCCGATACTCACGCGGGTCTTCTGGCAGGTTGTGCCCACCGTATGCGTTGGCGAGCTTGGCAGCGGTTGCCAGTAGATCTTGGTCAGCTACTCGCAGGGAGGGCTCCAGCAGCTTCTGTGCCCTGCGCTGGCCTGCCCGGCTTACCACGATGGCATAGCCGGACTGAGCGCCTGTTACCTGGAGGTCTGACGGGTTCAGCCCCGAGTACACCGCCAGCCCGTGCTCATACATACGGAGAGCTTCAGCCGCCCGCAGTGGGTCCATCGCTGGATTGAACTGGCCAAGGCTGCCGCCGGTCGGGCCTTTGCTGCCGAACTTGAGAATGCTCTTACGGTCAGTCGGCACCACGTCCACCTGCACGCCGCCTATCTGCCGGGTCACGCCTGCCTGTGACTCCACGTCTAAGGCCCAGCGCTGAGGGTGCGAGGCCGACACGAACGCATCAGACCACTGCGACCACAGTGCTGCAAGGCGCAAGGCACCCCGGCTTATCTCTACACCCTCGTGCCAGTTCCACATGTTTGGCGTGACTCGTGCGTGGTACAGGATGTAGGGCAGGATGGGCGCTCCATCCCGTGAGCGATACGGGTAGTTGCCGACGAACTCAGGCGCCCACTTGGCGGTGGCGTCATGAGACACACCCTTGCTGTCCACCTCCAGAATCTGGAAGACGGGCGCCGCCGGATCGCGCACATCCCAGACCTCCCAGGTCCACGTCCCGTCTCGATACCTGACCTCCTCCACCCTGCCCGGTATGTTGGGCTCGTTGGGCATCGGCAGAATCACCACCACGTCTGGCGAGATGGGGCGGTAGCTGCACTCGGTGGCGTCCATCCAGTGCTTCCAGTCCAGCCGTACCAGGGATTCTTGGATTGCGAGGGTATACAGCGCGGTCTGTTGCTGCTGTGCCCATAGCAGTGGGGTCACAATAGGGCTCAGGTCTTCCTCGCCTTCAGCGTGAACGTCGGGCGGTTCCAGGTATGCCACGTTGAGCTGCTGATAGATGAGCCTGAGAGCGTTGCGGGAGAGGTCCGGGTGGATGGTGATGTCTGCCGCAATCTCCTGGCTGAACATCCCCTCAATCTCATCACGCACATCTGACAGTTGCTTGCCTGTGAGGAGCCGATATCGCAGGCTCTGCTCCCGCCAACGGGCGCGGTCGCTTGCGTCTTGGGGCTGGATGGAGCTTGGGATGTAGAGCATCAGTCGGACTCCTGCTCGATGGGCTCACCGGCTGGTTGCCCGCACTCGGGGCAATCAAGAAAACCTGTATAACGGTGGTCGCACTCAAAGCAGATCCGATGAACGGCATGCTTCGCTATCGTCGCGTATAGGTCGATCACTTGCGCCTAATCCAACCCAGGTCATACATCGCAGACGTGGAGATATGGGCCACTGCATAGCGGTCGCCGCCCTCGGTCTTCTCTTCGCCTTGGAGATGCCAGACGTGGACACCATCTTTGGCGGGTGCCTTCTTGACTTTGCCAATCAGCACGAGCACATCGCCGCGTTCGGCTTTGTCCATCTCGCCCTTATCGGCTGGCTTCTTTCGGGTTCGCTTCTTGGGCGCGGATTCTTCAGACATGGATCACCCCAGTTGAGAATAAGGATGTGGGAGGTATCGGTCAACCTATGATCATCCGGCCAGGAGTCTCGATACCCTCCTGCAACCAACACTCTGAGATGTACGATACCGCATCGTAGCAGTGTTTGAGATCGTTATTCTCACCGCGCCAATGCCTCAAGCTCTTGACGAGGTTGGGGCAGCGCTCAGCGTGGACCAGAAACCGGCCATCGACACAGGCAGCCGAGAGCATCCGGGCACGGGTACGCACTGAGCCGCGCCCCTTGTACGGGGTAGCTATCTCAAACGGTGGCCGGGCTGACCCCACCATGTGGGCGAACGCACGCTCGAGCAGCTCATTGACGCGCAAGCCCAGACCCAACCGGCCAGCGCTGTTGCTGTCACCTACTGCCTTATCGACCATCTTGGGCGAGACTCCCCAGCCCTTCATCATGTCCATAATCTCACGCGCCTCGATGGCTGGCGTGTTGCGCTCCTGGCTCACGTACTCATCCAGCACCCACAGCCGCGCCCCATCCCAGGCCACGAGGTAGCACACGCTGTTACCTGGGCGCTCTCCATGGTCCCAGCCCAGCCCTATGGCCTCGACCTTCTCAGGCGGATCGGTGAAGGTGTTGTCTTCGGAGAAGGCTATCCACCTGTCAACGCTCACACCCTCCCAGGCGCCCTCCACGCGCTGTGCGTATTCCCAGGGTCCATAGCCAGCTATCTGACGGTCGATGCTTTCCTGGCTCCGGTGCGGGCAATTCTCCGCACTGAGTGAGATCCGCTGGATGTCCCACTCCTCAACCGGTGGCTTGCCTGTGTCGGGGCTGCCCTCCACGTGGTGCCTGAGCCAGTCGCATGGGCGGCCTATGGGCGTGAAGCTCATCACGACTGGGCCATTGTTCACAGCCACGCGGGTTAGGGCTTCAGCGAAGTGCGCCTGCTTGGGTAGCTCGTCAATCATGAGATAGTCGATGGTCGCACCTGTCAAGGCCATCACCTCCTGCGTGCCTGACTTGCCCACAATGAGCGAGCCGTTGGTCAGCCTCAGCATCTTGACGGAGCGATGCGTGTAGCCTCTGGAGCTGTCGTAGGTGACTGAGGGATGCAGCACGCCGGGCGGTTCTATCTCGCGGAGCTTGGCCGAGAAGTTGACCCAGCCACCCTTGAGGTCAGCGCACATGATCCAGCCTATGGAATGCTCCCCAGGTGATGGCCGATATGGGTGCGTGCCCAGTGCCATCCACCACGTCTCGGCGGCGAGGGCTCTGGTCTTGCCTACCTGATTACCTGCTATCAGGAGGCGGCGCGGGTGCTGTGACTGGTGGACGAGTCGCTGCCCTGGTGACATGCCACCGAAGCCGGGCGGCTCTTGCTCGTATTGGGCCAGCAGGTCAGCCTCGTATCGATCCGCGAATGCGGCAAGCTTGCCTATGTCAATCACTTGCCCACGTCGGTTTGCTTGCGGTTCAGGGCTGCCAGGATCATGTCCTCGGGTAGCCGGGCCACCTCGCCAATGATGCTCTCGCGCCCGTCCTCGCTATCCATCTCAACCATGCGCTGCTGGGTTTCCGCGTCATTGATGATGGCCTCCACTATGGGCGCCGAGTCTCTGCGGTAGCAGTGGCGGCGTTCCAGAAGCCACGCGCTGGCCTGCCAGCTACCCTCCTTGCCTGCCTTGTTGATGATTGCCAGCGAAATCCCTGCCCCTTCTGCCTCGGCGCCTTTTACCGCTTCCTTAAACTCCTTTTGCCTATCGTGTCCCTGCTCCGCTTCTTGGAGCCATCGATAGAAGGTGCTCTCCCTGATCCCCACGTACCCGCACGCTAGCCGGTAGGTCATGCCGAGCCTAATGCCCTGGCAGAACTTGGCCTGTAGCTCAGGCGTTAGCTTCGTCTTGCGTCCTGTGGTCATGCGTCCTCCAGTGCCCCCGTGCCTGGGTCTTGGTTGTGGGTGTGCGCCCAGCGTGTCCAGCGGCGACGGATGACATCACAATAGCCTGGGCTGATCTCCATGCCATAGGCTACGCGCCGCTCCTGGGCTGCGGCTATCAGGGTGGTCCCGCTGCCCATGAACGGATCCAGGATGGCGTCTCCTTCATCCGAGAAGGCCTTGACGAAGAAGGCAGGGAGCGCCACCGGGAAGGCCGCGGTGTGTCCCGTGCCCTGCTCGACACCGGACACCTTCAGAACATTAGACGGCAGCGCGGTACCGCTCACGGTTTGAGCGCTTAGGTTCCAGTGTTTGCCGTTTGGCCCGCTGGTGTTGGCCCCTATGAGGCTCGACTTCACGGGTACAGTTTCGCTATCCGTTCCAACGCTGTATGGATTGAACTTAACGCGATTTGCCGCGAAATGAAGAACGGGCTCAAACCCGTTCTTGAATCTATCGGGCCACTTTCCAGGCGGCGATGGCCTGACCCATGCGAACTCATCCACGAACCTCCAGCCCCACGCCCGAACATGCGCGATGGTCAAGTCCTTGACGTAGAGCGACCGCTGCCCGTCGTCGCAGTGCTCCTTGATGTTGACGAACCATGAGCCATCCTCGGCCAGATGCTCCCGGACGTTTGCCTGCACTGCATCGAACCATTCCACATAGGCGTCTGGCTTGATTGGCTTGAACCCGCTGGACTCGTCGTATTTGCGTTGTGAGGCATAGGGCGGCGATGTAAAGGCCACATTGACCACCACCCCATCCAGGAGGGCAGAGACATCCTTCTGGGCTCGGCAATCGCCACATATGAGCCTGTGCGGTCCAAGCTCATAGACTTCGCCCGGCTTGCTATGGACTTCCGCCTGTAGCTCAGGCATCTCGTCCTCGCTGCCATCCATC